TGAAAATTTAGCTAAATTTATACCTGATGGAGCCGTTGAGCTGTACTATGATGCAGTTAAAAAAGTAGAAACCACTACTACGGGAATAGATGTAACTGGTGCAATTACTGCTGATGATTTAAGAACAGATAATTCTCAAACATTTTATTTAACAACTGCAAACGATTTTAGATTTAGACATACGGGTGGTACAGAAAGACTTCGCATCACATCAGGTGGTAATGTAAATATCGGAACTGGAGAACTTGATCAAACAGATCGTATGCTTAATGTGTACGGTGGAAGAGCGAGAATAAGTGGTATTCCTGCTAATTCTAATAGTTTTGAAGTTTATGGCAATGCCACAACTGGTCAATCTCACGGAATATTAGTTGATGCTGGTACAAATAGTTCTGATATTAATGCCCATTTTAGACAGAAAGGTGGAGCAACATTATTTAAGATAAGAGGTGATGGTAATATTGGTGTTGGAACTGATAATCCTACAGTTAATTTACATTCTTATCACGCTACAACCAACACCGTTGCGAAATTTGAGAGTGGTGATTCAAGTGTTAATATAAGATTTAAGGATGGAGATACCACTAATGAAATGGGTATTGGTGCTCTAGGGAATGATTTTATTGTAACTGCTACTTCTGGTGGAGAAAGACTTCGCATCGCCTCTAATGGAGTACTAACAACAAAACAATCTAATACTAATGCTACTAGTACCAACTGGAACGGTGCTGCTATTAATATTCAAAATACACATGACACAGATAATAATGCATCAGTTCTAGCGTTTATGAATTCTGCTGGTGGTGGTGATTGTGCAATACAAGGTATTCATGAAGATGCTGCTGGTTCAGGAGGATCAAGAAGAGGACATTTACAATTTGGTACATCTGGTGCTAACAGTTCTGGTAGTTGTGTTGAAAGACTTCGCATCAACTCAGATGGACAAGCCATTTTTAAAGGAACCACAACTGCTGCTCAAGGATCTGTAGCGATAGAATCAGGAGATCCTGCTATCAGACTTTATGATACTAATGGAACTGCAAATAATAGAAAATGGGATATTAGAAATGTAGGAGGACAATCATATTTACAATTTAGAACCATAAATGATGCAAATGATACATTTTCTACAAAAGTAGTAATGACCACAAGTGGTCATATGGGTCTAGGAGTTACACCTAGTGCTTGGCCCACGAATGCTGATAGTATTGCTTTACAAATAGGAACAGGATTTGTTGCATACGGTAGAGGGTCAGGAGATGAAGATAGAGGTGGTATTGCAGTTAACTACTACAACGATGGTTCAAACGAGTATTACATTGGGAACGGTAATGCAAATCGCATTTATATGAATGATGGAAATATTGATTTTCACTATGCAGGGACTAATTCAAGTGGTGCAGGGGCAGCTCTCACTTTTACAACTGCTCTTCGCATCACATCTGGTGGAGTTCTTTGTGTTGGTGCTACTGCTGCTGATGGTGATGAGTTCTTGCGAGTTAAAAATAAACTCCTTGTTATGAACACTGCTAATACTGGTGATGCTTTCGTAAAAATAAAAGCAGGAGAATCAGGTGGATCTGTATTAGAATTTGAAGCAGATGAAGGTGATGATTATGCAGATCTTTGGCGTGTCCAAAATGCAGGTGATGGACTACTTGGATTTAGAACTAAAGCTAGTGGAAGTTGGGTACAGAAATTAAGTGTTCATAATGATAAGGTGATGTTTAGTGCTGATGCGAAAGTTGATTCTAATAATGCAAGATATTTAGGTGCTGATGGTGCAAAATGGAAAACTTTATATCTTGGAACACAACTAAACATTGATTCTGCATCATCTACTGAAATGATAGTGTTAGATGCTGGTGGAACTAATTTTGCAAGGATAGGACATAATACTTCTAGTGGAACAAATATGCTAGATGTAAGAAGTGAAGGACATATGAGGTTCTTGACGAATGGAAATAATGAAAGACTTCGCATCGACTCTAGTGGAAGAGTTTTAATTGGTTTAAACTCAAACCACGCTAATGCAAGTATTGATGATTTACAAGTTGGTAATCCAAACTCTTCTACGCAAAGGGGTATAACGATTGGTTCATCAGATGAATGTGCAATTGCATTTTCAGATGCTGGTGACGCTAGGGCTGGAAGTATAACTTACAATCATGGACAAAATGCCATGATATTTAAAACTGTTGGACAAAACGAAAGATTTCGCATCGACGGCAATGGTAAAGTTATAGTAGCAGCAGGACAACTTCACGCAACTCGTGTTTTAGCAAGATTTGGAATTGACTGTCATGGAATGGATATTTACGATGGTGTAGCTACTGTGGCGAATTATGGAATGGCATTTTATAATGATCCAACTACTGATAAAGCAAATGGAATAGGTTTCTTTAATGATGATGGACAAAGTTGTGGTGGTTACATAGTCCATCAAGATAAAGGTGGTAGTAATATTGGTGATTTAATTTTTGCAACTGCTGCAACTGCTAATGCTCCAGTAGAAAGGGTACGTATTGATTCAGTAGGTAAATTAGGTGTTGGATCTGGTGCTACTATAAGGGCATATCTTGATGCAAGAGAAAATACTGCCAATACACCATTACTTAACCTTGGATATCAGGATGGATCATTCTATAGAAATCTAGGAACCGTTGGCCCATT